GCGAGAGAATCTCGGCCTCTGTGAGTCCAATTTGATGCCCCGCACCAGCAATGCGCAGGCCCATCTCAACGATCTCTCGCTCCGTGGTCGCTAAATTATTGCCGAGCTCAACGACCGTGCTGCCAAGGCGCTGAAACGCGTCGACCCCTTCAAGGCCCGTGATGTTCGCGAGCCTCGCGAGCGACGTCGCAGCCTCGTTGGCCGACAGGTTGGTCGCAACACCCAACTTCGCCATCGTGTCGGTGAAGCCTGCGATGTCTTTGGTTTTGACGCCCAACTGGCCAGCAGCCTCACCAATCCCAGCCAACTCCTCGGCCGTGATCGGCATCTCCTTCGACATGTCGATGAACTGTTGCCGCAGCTCTTGACCGGTTTGCGTTAGGTTGCCAAATGCATCACTGGCATCGTCAACGGTCTTAATGACGCCCGCAAACGCGCTCTCGTATTTAATCGACGCACGCGCCGCCGCAGTCGCCATGGCCGCCAACGGCAACGTGATGCCGGCCGTGAGACTGGCGCCCGCACGCGTCGCCGACGCGCCCACTTTTTCCATCGACGCGCTGGTCTTCATGAGGCTGCGCTCTGCCGCCTTGAGCTTCGCGCTCATGCGGTCACGCAATTCAAGCACGGCCTCAATGGTGCCGACGCTGGCCATTTATCTCAATCGACCCCGCGACCGCGACGACGCCGCCTGCGACGCCGCCCGACTCTGGGTACTGCGATCCTCTTGCTGGAGCTGCTTGATCAGGGTGTCGACATACAGCGCGGGAAACTGCATGTACTCGTCCCACGTCCAGCCCATGCGACGCATTAGGTGGATGTCCGCTTGCGCCCTCTCCCGGAACTCGGCGCTTTTTTTTCCTGCTCTCGCGACTCCACGTGCGCATCAATCGTCTTGTCGATCAACTCAAACAGCGACTCATGGAAGTTGCCAATCTGCTCGCGCGAGATCTTGACCTTGTTCCCCTTCTCGTCGGCCAGACTCCAATCGACCAGGTAGGCGAGCATGCGCGCGAACGAATACTCCGTCCAATCCAGATCGGCCGTCGTGCTGTTGTCGTCGGTCTCCTTGCGGTCCTTTTTCGACTTGACCGCCTGCTTGACCTTCGAGACCGCGCGCATGACCGCCCGATCTTCGCCGACTGTGAGCATGTGCTTGACTTCGATCCAGAGGGGATGCTCCGAACCATCCGGCGCCTCCCACGTCAACTCGATCTTGTCCGTGTCGGGTGATACAAACCAGGGCGCACTCATGTGTGTCTGCTACTCCTCGGCTTGGCGAATCTCTGGTGTGCTGCTCACCTCACACACCAAGCCGTCTTCGACCGAAAACGCGGACGGTGCGACGTCCTGCCACGCCCACACCGTTCGTCCTACCTCAAGCTGCAAGCACAGGGGTCGCCTGTCGTGCAGCTCGCCATCCACGTCCACCACCTCTGCCGCCAGTGAGAACCGGCCAGGCCCAGAGGACGCCATCGCCCACTTCCCCAGCCGCCCAGCCGTGCGATAGCTGTAGCGCACCGTGCCGCCGGACCCGCTGACGCGCATTAGGTCGCGGTAATGGTGCGATCGAGATCCGACCCGTTGCACTGGATCGTGAACGCCGTATCGAGCACGGTGCCGACCGCGCCACCAACCGGGTTGTAGGTCTCAATGACGCCAATCGACGTGAAGCGAGGATTGACCGCCGTGGAGCAAATGTTCTGCGGCCGAATCTCGAAACACACCGTGGTGCCAATCAAGCTGTAGACCGTCGCGTCGACAGCCCCTGCGGCATAGTCCTGGTGGAAATTGATCTCCAGGTTCCAGTCGACGAGCCCGCCAGTTCTCGATCGCGCGGTATCACCCATCGCGGTGATGTCGAGCATCTCTGAACTGCGATTGATCGTGAGAGACTCAACGTGGCTGCTCATGTCAGTGCCGTTGAGCTCGAAATACGCGTTTAGGAACGCTCCCAATGTCGCCATGTGTCTTGACTCCTCGTCGGTGTTAGCGCGCTAACGCGCGCTCAAGTTCTTTGATCGTGACCGTCAGCGCGGCAATCTCCACGCGCAGATCAACGATCGCTCTACGATTCCACTCGGACGTCGCCTGCATGCTGCGCACGAGCTCGATCAAGTGTTTCCGGTCCTCCAGATACGGTCCCTGCGTCGACACGATCTGGATGACCTCTTCGCGTGTCGTCATGCTCTCGGCGACGCCGACATACCACGCGGTCGACGTCACCATGACAGATAAGAGCGCTGCCACAAATACGCGCACCCACTCGTCCATGGTTCCGCCCATCATGTCGCCCCTATTTAAACCCCATCCCCGGCACGAACTGATACGTGTCCCCGCACGTGGTCATCTCCCAGATCGCCCGGAAGAACTGGCGCTCCGTGGTGAGCGTGCCCGTCGTGACCGGTGTGCCCCATTCCCCTCCACGACATGACTGCGACGTAAACGTCACCACGTCAGCCATGCCGCCACCAGCACTCGATGAGCTCCCCTGGATGCGCACGAGGAGTTCACCCGTAGACGAGCTCAAGATGTGCAACGACCCATACATCGTCTGGCCAGGACTAATGCCGCCCAAGTCGTAGATCGTGCCCACGCCGCAACTCGTCTTGGCATTGGCGAATGCACGCGCGTCTGTCAGCGCCGCGACTCGTACGATTGGCATGTGTGATCTACTCCTGCGACTCGAAGGTCGCGTTAAAGCTCAGCATCTCGCCCACGCCGCCGCCAAAGCTGTATTCCGACTGCACCGTCAAGACCGAGAAGCCGCCGTTAAAGTTGCCCTCGTCGACCCCTTCGCCGTAGACCGTGACGACGGTGTCGGTGTCGCCGAGCAAGTCAAACAGCGTCTCGTCAGCCAACCCAGACCCAGAGTTGTAGTAGCCGTTCGCCACCACCGTCGAGACTTCCAGCCCACCCACACGGCGGCGTGCCGTGTCGCCAAAATGCGTCGCGTCCAACAGTTCCACGGAGTTATCCACGGACACTTCGTTCATGTCCGCGCTCAAGTCGTTCCCGTCGACCAAAATCACCGCATCAACAAATGCGCCTACTGTGGCCATCCGCGCCCCCTGTTACCCCGTGCTGAGCGTCTTCCAGCACGTGAAATTACATCCGAGCATGGTGCGACCAGACTCGTCACGACCCAGTCCGAACGGCGACTGCAGCGCCGCGATCATCGAGTAGCGCGTCGAATTGATCGTCCGTTGCGTCACGCCATCGAGCAGCGTGTAGATCGTGTGCATCGAATCTCGAGCCGTGTCGTAACTCGTGGACCGTCGCGTAATCTGCACCGTCGCACGCTCAAACAACGCCTCGCCAGGCCCATCGGCCATCCCCTTGATCGGTGGCAGGCCGCCCGTTTCGATAATCGCGACCGCGTCATTCGGGCGATCGGCCATAAACCCGCGATAAATCGTGGTCGCGACCCCGCCCGTCGTCAGCAGATCGTCAATGTCGTCCAGCAACATCAGAACCCCGCCAGCGTCAATGACTGCTTCGCACGCTCCAACTTCACGTCGTCGGCGACCTGACTGCGACAAATGGCAATCACGTCGCGCAGGATCAGCTCGGCAAACGGCTCGAGGACCACCATCGTGCCGGTTGGGGTTTGCGTCACCTTGAATACATGGCGCTTGGCGGTAAAGACGCGCGCATAGACCACGTCCGCCATACCAGCGACGCGCACCGTGGCGCTGCCAGCTTGATCCAAGAGACGCATGACGCCTCGCGCAAAACTGACTTCCATCGTCGTCGTCGCCATCTACACCACGCGTGACCCACCAAACCCAAACCCAGATCGCCCACTCGCAAACGCCCGTCCAAGTCGTCGTGCGAGGTTATCGGGAAGGTGCGCACTCTGCTGAAAAAACGGCCGCTCGAGAAACTTCGCCTGACCCGTGGGATGATGCACAGACAGGTTTTCGTGCACGTAGATCGCGTAGTCCGTGCCATACGCCAACACGGTGCCGAGATCGCGTGGCGTGGCGTACTCGGCCACGTGGCCCGTCGAACGTAGGCGCCCGGTATCCACTGGCACCATCTCTTTCGAGGCCGTCATGATCTCCTCGGACGTGTCGTTGAGCTCACGTGCCGCCTCACTGCGCACCGCCGAAGACATCTGGCCCAGCGCGGCCACCACCTTGTCGAGCCCGTTGAACCGAATCGTCAACTCTGGCATTGGTTTAGTTCTCGCGCCTTGTGCCTAGATGGACGGCGGTAAAAAACTGACCGCGCGTGAACGGGTAGCGAGCCGTCGCGATAATCTTCGGCTGGATCGCCCACTGCTCCGTGCTCCCCACGTCTCCGGTCGACAGCGTGATCTCGTCCTCTGGGCGCACCGCGTCAGCCGTCATCAAATACGCGCTCATATTGGTCGGCGTCTCTTCTCCTTGTGCGTTCAAGACCCGCTTCATCTCTCCAACCACGGCCGCCTGATACGTCACAGGGTCGCCATACGACGCTTCGCCGAAATCGTTATACGACGCGAAGCGCTTGATCGTGACGCGCTGTTGCATCAACTGGCGAAACGCCCTGACGGTCGTCGCCATTTACGCCACCCGCATCCCCAGCACATACACCTCGGCATCCACCGCCGACGCACCGGTCACGCGCAAGGTACCGCCGGCGGCAATGTCGTGCTGGGCATCATCGATGGTCCCAGCGCGCACAACGGTCTGATCGGCCACGTTCAGATCCAGCGCATCCGTGATCGCAGTGGCCGCGTTCTTGACCTGGACAGTGTCCCCGGCCCCAGCCGCCGCCGTATGCACGGCCCACACGTCCAGCACGCGCGTTTTATGGGTGAGCGTGACATCGACGTCGCCCGTGAGCGCGCTGGCGGTAATGCGGTGCACCACCAGAAGGCCACCCTCCGTATTCACGTCGGCCACATTGCTCGCCACGGTGCCGTCCAGCGAGTTCGCAACGAGGTCGGCCTGCGCAATCGTGTTAGCCGCCACCTTCGCGCTGGTCACGGCGCTGTCCGCAATCTTGGCCGTCGTGACTGCCTCGTCGACGAGGTCGATTGTCGCAACCGTTTGCTCGGTGCCGTTGCCCGTGCCGCGGTCCCATCTATCAGCCATATGCCCCTACCATTTCACCCGTCGATACGGGGCCAGCAGCCCCTCTGGTGACGTATTGTTGGACCCCTCGGAGCGATGCGTCAGCGCCAGCGGCCCGACCCGCATGCTCTGCACGTCAGCGCTGCCCTCATACATCTCAGCGGCGCGCAGGAGGACCGCCTGCTCGACGTCCTCTGGCAACGTGCGACCCGTGCTGGTCGTCGCCCACTGATCGCCAGTCGAGCTCGTCTCGTCGAACACGTAGCCCGCCTCGTAGACCACGAGCCATGGCCGCGTCTCGCTGCCAGCGGGCGTGTATGTCGTAAGATTGACCCGCTCTTGCGCGGTCCACCGAAAACCGGCGTCGCGCTCGATAAAGCCAGCCTCGGGGTCCTGCAACCGATATTCGGTCGACGTCAATGCCGTTGCGCTGCCAGTGTCCGTCGTATCGAACAACCGCTCGACGCCACGGATCGGCGTGCGACTCGTGACGAGTCGCTGTGTCCCGTAGGACGGCAAGGTCTCGAGATAGACTGACCGGCCCAACGGATAGCCGACATACGTCTCGGCCCACTTGCTCGCCTGCGTCAGCGCCAAGTCCATGCCGGACGAGGACGCCGTGGCGCCGAGCATGGTCATCAAGTCCGTGAGGTTGCCCCACTGTCCCTCGGTCGATGACGTGCACACTGTGAGCGGCATCGTCTAGTCCCATATCACCGTGACATCTTGATCCGCAGCGGAGGTTTTCACCGTCAACCCATGACTCAGCGACGCCTCATAGTCCAAGACCGCATGGCTCTGCAAGAGCGCGCCAGGCGAGGTGATCGTGCCAATCTTCGTAATCGTCCCAGCCGTGCTCGTGCTGTCCCAGATCTCAATCACCCCGTTCGCCGTGGTCGTGTTGACGACGACGCGCGAGATCGAGCCCTGACGGTCGCTGATCACGTTCACGCTTTGATCGGTGATGTTCGTAACGTTCGACATCTCACTCTCCGTGCGGCGTCGTAATGCGCGCCCCGCGACTCCGCAGCGTGAACAGTTCGCGCCAATACCCCAGCTCGGTCAGCGCGCCCTGTGCATGCGTCAACGACTCTTCCGTCTTCGTATGCGCCGTCGCGATCGCACGGAGCTGATCCGCCACATCCGGCGGCTCGTCGGCCATCTGCATGCGCTTCCACGCATCCGCCGCCCCATCCAGCCAATGCAGCTTGGCGATCATGCTGGACTGCTCGTCACTGAGATACGTGGCGCGCTTCTCCATCTCACGAGACGACACCGGCCCCCAGTTGGGCTCCATCTCATACCCATATCGATGGCTATGTCGCAGCAAGGCCGACGAATCCGGGATCACGATATGCACGCCCTTGCCGTGTGCCACGCCCAGCCAAAACTCAGCACAGGCCTTCTGAAATTCGTACTCAGTGCCGACGATCAGGTCGA